CGGGTTTGCGGTAGCGGACTCTGTAGCGGGGGCCCGCTTTTGTCTCGTACTTGGTGATCGTGGCCATGGTGCGCTACAGATTCGCGCACTGACTGACGGCAAGGTTGAGGCCGACAAGCACGTCGTAGCCGTCATCGCCAGGCTCGGTGTTGAGTGACGAGTTCGCGGCGTATCGGAGATATTGCGCGAGGTCGGAGTCGATGTCGGAGGCGGCGGCGCGCACGGAGAGCTCAAAAATCAAGTCCTGCACGTCGTCGTAGTTGCCGTCCTGAATCTCGGTTCGGTATGCCTCTGCGTAAGAGCATGCCGTGCTCTCGGTGATGGGCTCGACCTCTTCGACGTTCTCAGTCCGAGTCGGCGCAGCTTCACTCGATTCGCTCGGTTCACTCGCGCATCCCACGAGGAGCAGCAGAGCGGCGGCGGCGAGAGCAGCAAGGGACTTGTTCATGGTGGGGCCTTTCAAGCGGTGTCGCGCCAGAGCTGTTCTGCGTGCGCGTAATTAGTGGGAATGGATAGCCAGATCTTCAACATGCGTGGGATGACGGCAAGCGCGGCAGCCCACTTCTCGGGGTGGTGGGGATAGTCGATGGCGCACTGCACGACCGCCTCGGCGCGGAGGAGGTGATCGGCAGCCCATCGGTCGGCGCGATATTCGCTCGCGCCGGTGTAGTGGTGACCTAGCTCGTGTGCGAGCGTGCAGCGCTCGACAACGGAGTGCATGCCGGGCTGTAGGACGATGAGTTGCCGTCCGGGATAGTAGCGGCCACGCTCAGCGATGTCGTCGTAGGTGACGGTGATTCCGTGGCTGGTGGCGTGATCATGTGGGCTCCACATGGGGTCATGGTGACGCCAGCCAGCGACATTAGGGCTCGGTCGGGTCGTCGTTGTGGTCACGGCGCACGTCGGCTACGTACTCCTCGAGGTCGCGCTCGACGCCTTCAGGGGCATGGAACGCGCCGAAGCGGTTGTCGGCCGGGATGACGTTGTCGGCGGGCTCACGAAGGCGGTCATGCTCGTCGCTCGCGTCCATGAGGCGGCGCGCGATTTCACCGAGCAGTTGCTCGTCTGTGGCGTCCATGAGCGCGTCAAGCGCCGCGGTGGTCGCGACATCGATCGGGCTGATGAGCCCCTGCGCAATGAGGCCGTCGAGCACGCTCACGCCGTAAGCGCGCGCGATCTTGACCACCGTCTCAGGGCTGAGATTCCGGCCGGCGACCTGACGATTCAGAGTGGCTTGCCATACACCGGAGCGCTGCGCGATCGCGTTGATGCTGTCGCCACCGGTCGTCTCGTCGTACCACTCAAACAGGCCGTCTTGCGTTGATTTATCAGGCATGTAAACAGTCTGTCTAACGCGGGTCGCTCATGTCAAGCAATCCGGGAAACTACACGCTTGACATTAGCTAAACAGGACGTCTAGATTCTTAAACACAACGAGAAACGAACCGCTCAGGAGGTGAACATGACCGCAACCATCCGATTCCGTCCCGGCTTCCTCGACCGCCTACAGAAGGCACACGGGTTCCAGACCGAAACCGCGCTCGCGGGAGCCATCGGCGTCAGCGCCCCGGTCCTCAACAAGGCGAAGCGTTCCGGCGTCGCGACCGCGCAGATACTCGCCGGTATCTCACAGGCATTCGGGTACGGCCTCGGCGAAATCGCCTACGTCGAGCCGAAGCGCACCGAGCCCTCGGCGCAAGCCGCCTAACACATGAAAGCGCCCCCGCGCGAAGGACTAGTTCACCGGGGGCATGGAGGCAAAGGAGGCCTCACTATGCAAATCGTACCGTTCAACTTTGGGTCGCACGAGGTGCGGACCCTGACCATCGATGGCGAGCCATGGTTCGTCGCCGCCGACGTCGCGGCTGTGCTCGGGTACTCAGCGACTTCCGCACTCACGCGCATTCTCGACGACGAGGAGAAGGGGGTGCAGAATCTGCACACCCTTGGCGGGGTCCAGCTCATGGCCGTCATCTCGGAGAGCGGCATCTACTCGGCGGCCCTCCGCTCCCGAGTTCCAGGCGCGAAGGCGTTCAAGCGCTGGGTGACCGAGTCCCTCCCGCTCGAAGGGGTGGCCTGATGTCTGAGCTGTTGACCGAAGCAGAGGTCGCGGACTACTACCGCATCCCGGCGTCCACGTTGAACGAGATGCGTGCCCGCCGTAGCCACTCGCGTAGTGGCGAGCAGGGCCCCCCGTTCTACCGGCTGGGGCGCGCGATTCGCTATGAACGTGCCGACGTTGAGGCGTGGCTGAACGAAAAGAAGGTGGCGTGATGTCCAAGTTGCCGAAGTTCTCTGTGGAGCCGTCGCTGATCAAGCGACTCCCCATCACGGTGACGGTCGATCTTGGCCGGTTCGCGACTGGTGTCCGTGACCTGTCGATCGCGGAGGCGCGTGCGCTGGCTGATTCGTTGCATGACCTGTGTGACGAGCTCGAGAAACCGGAGGCCGAGTCATGACCGTGCTGGACGTGATCTGTCTCGACGGCGTCTGGCCGGTGCTCGGGCCGATCTCGGGCGACGGGATCGCCCGGCATCACCACATGGAGCATGTGGATTATCCGCTGCTCTGGGCTCTGCCGGGGGTGGTCGCGTGACCTTGCAACGTCTCTGGGCGTTGGCGCAGGCACTCGTCGACGCCCGCGACCAGGCACTCACCCTCCCGCCTGATGTCGACACGTATCTGCAGCCGCTGCCACTCGTCTACGGCTGCGACCACCGGCCTCGCTATTACACGGCGGCCGCCACACCCAACTACGACCACCTGAAAGGACTTCGGCCGTGAAGAAGATCGCGACCCTGCTGCTGATCCTGCTCGCGATCTTCGGCGGCTACGGCCTCACCGTGAACCCGTCAAATCTGTTCTGCTCGCTCATGCTCATGGCGCTGCTGGCATGGCTCGCACTCACGGCATGGCGGGAAGAGGTCGACCAGTGACCCGCAGCCGAGCCTCAGCGAAACAGGCCGGCGCCGCGTTCGAACGCAAGATCGCCGACTACCTCGCTGAAACCATCGACGACCGAATCGACCGCCGCGTCAAAACCGGCGCGAAAGACCGCGGCGACATCGCCGGCCTCCGCCACATGGGGCAGCGCATCGTCCTCGAGTGCAAGGACTACGGCGGCCGGCTCGAGCCCGTCGCGTGGACAACGGAAGCGCAGGTCGAGGCGGCGAATGATGACGCCCTCGCAGGCTTCGTCGTCGCGAAGCGTCGCGGCACCACCGACCCAAGCAAGCAGTGGTTTATCGGCACGCTCGCCGACTTCGTCGCACTCATCAACGGTGAGCACCCCAACCCAGGTTTTTAGGAGACAGACATGACCATTTTTCAGGATGTGCTCGCCCGTGCTGGTGTGAGCAAAGACCACGATTTCGCGGGCTGGCAGGCGCAGCGTGCCCTCGGCATCACCGCGACGAATGTGCGCGACCTCGTGAAGGGCGGCGCAGCATTCCGTAAGCAACTCCTCGCGGAGAAGCGCGGCACCCCGTCAGAGTTCCGCGGCAGCCAGTACACGGAGTGGGGCAACCGGCGCGAACCTGTGCTTGGGCAGGTGCTCGCGGGTGCAGGAATCTCGCCGGAGGATCGCGTGTTTTTCGCGGCGGAGAACCCCCGCTACCTCGCATCCCCTGACGGCCTCGGTGAAGACCTCACCGGCGACATCATGGTCGGCGAGATCAAGACCACCAAGCACGACCTCACCCCAGGCGGGGAGCATTTCGAGCGCTCCGGCTACTACGACCAAATGCAGTGGCAGATGCTCGTCACCGGCGCCACGAAGACGCTGTTCGTGTGGGAACAGCACGACGACGCGTGGCCGAACCCGACGCCGCTCCCGCACAAGGTCGCGTGGATCGAACGCGACGACGACCGGATCGCGTATCTGCGTGAGCTCGCGGACGGGTTCCTCGCGGAGCTCGACGGAGAGAAGCCATTCACGCAGCGGGAGTTGCAGCACATCCGTGTGCAGGCAGACAAGTTCGCGTTCCACCGGCTGCGGGCCGCGCAAGCCGAGAAAGAGTTACGCCGGCTGATTGGTGACCGGCATATCTCGGAATCGCTCGACTCGAAGCGGTTCGACCAGGTGAAGGTGTCGTTCGGCGGCAACGGCATGAAGCCCGCTCTGCGTGTTGACGAGGAGCGCGCGAAGCAGGAGCGGCCGGAACTCTGGGATGCGCTCCAGGCGGCGCAGGCGGCCTGGCAGAACACGCTGGCTGACCGGTACACGGTACGCGAACTCAAACAGTCGAAGGGCCGTCTCACGGTGAAGGAAATTATCGAGGAGAAGGCAGCATGAGCGGCGAACTCACCAAGCTCCCGGCGAACGGCGACGTGCAGTCATGGACTGAGGGGGAGAAAGCGCTCGCGCAGTCCATCGGACTCATGGGGGCTCCTCGCCCGACGATCGAAGCGTTTCTACGGCACTGTGCTCGTACGGGCCTCGACCCGGTCGCACGCCAGATATACGCGATCCAGCGCGCCGGGAAGTGGGGCATCCAAGTCTCCATCGACGGTGCCCGCCTGGTCGCTGAGCGGTCGGGCGCGTATCGCGGGCAGACTGCCGCGCAGTGGACCGCAGACGGTACCGCATGGGTCGATGTGTGGCTCGACAAAAAGCCGCCCGCTGCGGCCCGTGTGGGGGTTTACCGTGACGGCTTCGCGGAGCCGATGATCGCGGTCGCGACGCTTGACCAGTACCGGCCCGGTGGCAAGGCCCCCATGTGGGACAAGATGCCGGCGCTGATGCTCGCGAAGTGCGCCGAGATGCTCGCGCTCAGGAAGGCGTTCCCGCAGGACCTCTCAGGCCTGTATTCGGCGGAGGAAATGGACCAGGCGGGGAAGTCGGAGCGTCCTGCTGCGCCGGTCCCGCCGTTGGCGGAGCCTGTCAAGCAGGAAGTCACGGTCGATTGGGCTGCGGCGGCTGCGGCGTGCGGCACGGTCGAGAAGCTTCGCGAGGTGTGGGGCGAGTGCCAGGAAAAGGGCGAGCTTGGTCTCGTGATTGATGGGCACAGCGTGCAGTCGATTTTGAAATCCCGCGCGGCGGAGATCGAGAAGGCCGCGGCGGCCGCTGCTGCCGAGCCCGCGACGGCCGAGCCGGAGGACACCCCCGACGTCATCGAGGGCGAGCTCATCGAGGAGGAAATCTTCTAATGGCGATCCCTACGAAGGTGCGCGACCTCGTACTTGAGCGTGACGACTGGGCCTGTGTCATCGGCCTGCCGGGATGCTCGGGCCGCGCGCAGTACTGCGACCACCGTGCGAATCGCGGCATGGGCGGATCGAAAGCGCTTGACGTGCCGTCGAACCTGATCGGCGTCTGCTGGTCGTGCAACCACGCGAAAGAGGACTCGACCGGAGCGACCCGGCGTGAGCTCGAGATCCGCGGTATCCGACTCCGAAACCGGGGCTGGCCGGAGGACACGATCCTCCACGCCGAAGCAACACAGGTCGGCTACCCGGATGGGTCGTGGTGGCTGCTCGATCGGGCTGGTGGGCGTGAGCCTGCCGGACCGCCAGAAATTTAGGAGGTGACTCATGTGGTTCAAGGTCGATGACAAGTTCCACTCGCACGACAAGGTCGCTGAAACAGAGGAGCCGAAGGCCGCCGCCGGATTGTGGACGTTGTGTGGCTCGTGGTCTGCGGATTACGGCCGTGACGGGTTCGTGCCGTTGTCGATCGTGCGCCGATATGACGGCGAGACGGAGGCTGCCGAGCTCGTGCGCGTTGGCTTGTGGCGGACGGTTGAGGGCGGGTTCCAGTTCCACGATTGGGCCGTGTATCAGCCGTCGAAGGCGGATGTGGACGCGAAGCGGGAGGCGCGTGCTGAGGCTGGGCGTCGGGGCGGGGTGAAGTCGGGCGAGGCCCGTCGAGCGAAGCAAAACCGAAGCAAAGCCGAAGCAAACGCGAAGCAAAACGAAGCAAACGTCAACCCCGATCCCGTCCCCGATCCCGAACCCGAGACTCTTGTGGTTACTACTACTTGTCAGTCCAGTCCTCTTACGCGCGAGCATGACGACGGACCTGTGGATAACTCGTCAACAGAGTCGCTCGAC